TAATGATAATTATATGCAATATGGTGGATTGTCATTATTTGGAAATTATATTATAGAAAATTTAAATGTCAAATATCATCATTTTGCATTTTGCAAGGGGTTGAATAGATTTATGACAAAAGTAAATTGGTGGAATAGTAGGTTTGGAGAGGATTCAAATTTTGAATATGGTTGGTATATTGGTAAAGATGGTAAAATCAATAGTCCAAATCATAAAATTTATAAATATAAGGGTAAGTTACCTGAAATTTTGAAGGAGCATCTGTTGTGGAAAAAAGACACAAAATAGGCATAATTCGGAACTGGTTTTGTTGGAACTGCAGTTTCAGTTGGGCTAGAAAAAGTAGCAGAAGTAAGGGAATATGATAAATTTAAAGACACTGAATCATTAGATTCTGTAGTTAATAATTCTAGTATTTTATTCTTGTGTTTACCCACACCAATGAATGAAGATGGAAGTTGCAATATTTCTATTATAGAAGCGGTTTGCGAACAAATCAATAATGTTGCAACCGAAGAGAAGATAGTTGTAATTAAAAGTACTGTAGTACCAGGAAGTACAGAAAAATTGGCAAAGAAATATCCAGATCATATTTTTGTATTCAATCCTGAGTTTTTAACTGAGGCTCATTTTATTGATGATTTTTTGAATCAAGATAGAATAATTTTGGGATATACTAGTACAAGAAGTATTGGAGAATTGCATCAATTATATTATGATTTTACTCAAACACAATTAGAACCTGCAAAAATAATTGAAGTTTCAAGTAGGGTTGCTGAATTTGTAAAATATACAGCCAATACATTTTTGGCGACAAAAATAATTTTCTTTAATGAAATTTATCAAATTTGTGAAAAAAGTAATGTAAATTATGATGATGTAATTGATTTGGTATTGTTGGACAAGAGAATAGGAAAGAGTCATTATAAAGTACCATGTGAGGATGATTTTGGGTTTTCAAAATCATGTTTTCCAAAAGATCTTAATGCTTTAATTTCTTATGCAAATGAAATTGGTGTTGATACTTTACTGTTAGATTCTGTTTGGGCAAAAAATCTTCTTGTTCGTAAAAATCATGATTGGGAAAATTTATCTCAAATAACTGGGAAATACAAGAAAAAATGAAAATTTTAGTAATTGGTGATAGTATAATTGATCATTATATTTATGGCAAAATATATAGACAATCTCCTGAAGATCATACTATTCCAGTTGTAGATATTACAAGAGAAAATCATAGTTTTGGTGGCGCTCTAAATGTAGTTTCTAATGTTAAAGCCTTATTTGATAAAAAAGATGAGATATGTTATTCTGGCATTATTGCCAAATATGTTAAACCGGAATTAGAAAGTATGGGAGTAAAGCTTCATAATTGTTATATGGTTCCTGGAAATAGAATAGATGATAAATTATCTTCTTCTAATCTTATTTTGAAAAGTAGAATAATTGATGACGTTACTCAAAAGCAAATAGTTAGAGTTGATAATAGGCAGATTTTCAATCCATTTGTTGCAAATGAATATAAAACTTTTTTTACTGATTTTTGTTTAGAAATTTATGATTGTATTATTATTTCTGATTACAATAAAGGAACTATAAGTTCTGAAGTTATTTCGAAACTTAAAAAATTTAAAGGAGTAATTTTTGTAGATACGAAGAAAAAGGATCTTTCTATTTTTAAAAAATTAAAAAATGTTATTGTGAAGATAAATTTGAATGAATATGTTAGTATTGTAAATAATAGTGAAAAATATATAGATAATTTAATTGTTACTCTTGGTAGAGAAGGTGCAGAATTAATAAATAATGGAAAAACTACATTTAAATTGCATGTAGAAAATGTTGTAGATAGTCCAAATGTTTGTGGTGCTGGAGATGTATTTTTAGCAGGATTGGCATTAAGTTATATGAAAACAAATAGTTTGATGGAAGCTATAAGATTTGCTAATATATGTGCTTCTAAATCTGTTGAGAAGCCAGGAACTAGTGTTGTTACATATAAGGAAGTTCAGGATGAATGAGATAAAATTTGTTCCAAAAGGGTGGGGTTTTGAGAAGTGGATTGTTAATAAACCACAATATTGTGGTAAATTGTTATATATGGCCAAAGGAAGAAGGTGTTCTTTTCACAAACATCGTGTAAAGGATGAGGTTTTTTATCTACAAAGTGGCAAAGTTTTGTTGAGATATACTGATGATTGGGAAAAAATTCAAGAAGTATTGCCCGTTTCTGGTAGGAATTGGGAAGATTTGTGTGATTCGGTGATATTGGGACAAGGTGATAGTTTTCATGTCCCACCCGGAAGAGTTCATCAAATGGTTGCACTAGAGGATAGTGAATTGTTTGAGTTCAGTACGGAGCATTTTGAGGAAGATTCTATAAGAATCGTAAAAGGTGATTGAATGGATGAAGTTCATTATTCTTCGGGAAAAGATGATTGGGAAACCCCACAATCATTGTATGATAAGTTGGATAAAGAATTTAATTTTGATTTGGATGTTTGTGCAAATGAATATAATGCCAAGCATATAAATTATTATTCTGAACAAGATAATGGACTTGAGAAGGAATGGAGGGGTAATTGTTGGTGCAATCCGCCTTATAGCCAGTCTAAATTTTGGATTGAGAAAGCCTATAAAAGTGCATTGAAGGGTGATGCTACAGTTGTTATGTTAATTCCGGCAAGAACGGACACAAAAGCATTTCATAGATATGTTTATAAAAAGCCTAATATAGAAGTTAGATTTGTAAAAGGAAGGATAAAATTTGTTGGTGCTAAACATTGTGCTCCATTTCCTTCAATGATTGTGGTGTTTAAATGTTTTTAAAAATTGGAAGATTTTTTAAATTTATGAGGGTTGAAAAAATGGAAATGCCCCCGAAGATATATGAATTAAAGAAAGCTAGTGGTTTGGAATCTATCTATTTTGGTAAAACAACCAAGAAAAGGTTGGATGTTAAGTATTTTGATGAGGGAGCATATATTGTTCCTGGAATGTTGAGTGCTCTAAAGAAATTACGTTCTCAGGTAGAGCAACTTGGTGGAAATTTATACATTATTGATTTAACAAGAACTTGGGAACAACAAGCAATGGCGAGAGAAAGATACGAAAATGATAGACACAATCATCCCTTTACTGCAAAACCGGGACAATCATTTCATAATGCTGGTAGAGCTGTAGATATTGAAGTAGATAAGTTAAATTTTTCTTCAGTATCAAAAGATGAACAATTGTCAACTTTTTGGGAAATTGCTAAACCTTTAGGTTTTAGACCAATAATTTCTATTCCAGACATAGAAATGAGTGAATCATGGCATTTTGATTATATTGATTCTGATTGGGAACAAGCATATAGTAATTATAATTATTCTGAAGTTGCTAAAGCTTGTACGATTTTATGTGGAAATTGGAAAAAAGAAAGCGATGATAAAATAAAAACAATGTTTGTTCAAAGTTATTTAATTAAATTATGTCATTTTTATATAGGTAAAATAGATGGTATTCTGGGCACAAAGACAAAATCTGCCTTATTAAATATTGGTTTAAATAATTTTGATTTGGATTATTTAGTGAAAGAAATTAAAAAAATATGAAAAAAATAAATGGTGCTATTGTTGGTGGTGAATTGTTGGAAGAAAATTATGATAGAGAGAAACTTAATAAAGTTATTGAGCTTTATAGAGAGAAATATGATTTAATAGATATAAATTTTAAAGAATCAAGAAATGGTAAATATTTTGTTTATAGGGTTTATATTAATTCGTATGATGAATCAATTTCATCTATGTTTATAGGTGAATCTATAGATAGGGAACTATGTTTTAATGTTAAAAAAAGATTATTTGAATACAAAGAATACACAAAAAGACAATAGTTTATATTGTTGTTCATGTGGTATAAAAATTAGTAATGTTGAATCTTTAAAAATTCGGAAAAACTTATAGTTGTGGATCGTGTAAAAAAAATTTTTTTATAATAATGGAACCTAGTTTTTATTATGTTCCTATGTGGTATTGATTTTGATGTGTTGACTTATTTTGGTGGTTGTGATATTATTTTAATATGATGAGATATTTAATTTTTATTTTATTGTTTTATTTATTTTCTTGTACTCATAATATGTATTATTATGATTCTAGTGGAAAAATTGTAAAACATTGTACGGTTCCAATTTTATATTCTATATCTTATGAGGTTCCATTTGAATATCATTCTTTAATAATAGATTCTTTTGAACATTGGAATGATTTTTCTGGATATAATTTGTTTTATTATGGTGGTGTTTCAAATTATTTGCCAGAAAATCCTTTAACTAATGGTGTTGTTATAATAGGTATTGATAATTTTGATGGTAATAGTTTGGCTATTACAAATTTAAAATACGGAAAAGGTTGTATTAATGTAGTAAAGGTTAATATAGATGAAAAATTTTTAAATAGAAATGATTTAGAAATATTGCAAACTGTCGTTAGGCATGAAGCTGGTCATGTTTTGGGTCTTAATCATAGTAATGTTTTTACTGATTTGATGTGGAAATATGTGGGTAATGATAGACAGCATCCAGTAGACGTTTCTGATAGAGAGATTGAAATTTTAAAAAAAATATATGGGTGGAAATAAAATGAATATGTATAGGCAAGAATTGAAAAAAATATATAAAATTCAAAGAAAAAAAGATGCTGAAGTTGGAAAATATTTGAATGAGTGTTTGCAAAAATTATTAAAACAATATAAATTACCCAGAGAAAAAAGAGATGTTGTTATAATTGAAGATAATATGAAGATTGTTGATTCAATTAGGAAGGAAAAGAGGTTTAAAGATGATTTTCCTAGTTTTGCAAAATTTTATCATTATGTAAAGGAAAATGGATTAAGTATTAAAGAATTATATGATATAATTAAAGAAGGTGAGTGATGTATGACTTTTGGTGAAAAAAATATTTTTTACATGTTTTTGTTTTGTTTTTTAGTTTTCATTGGTATGTCTTTGGAAATATATACTCTAAAATTAGACAATAAAAAAATAGTAGAATCTCAACATAAAGTGATTGAAGCATTTGAAAAAGATACTAAATTTTTGACAGAACAAAGTGTTTTTTGGTATGAATATGTACAAGAAGATATGAATTTTAATAAAATTTTTGAGCAAAAGATTTCAATTTTGGAAGAGTCAATAGATGCGAAAAATATAAGATGGGCAAAAATAAAACAAATAAGAGGCATAATAGAAGATTCTTCCGAAAATAATCTTAATATTAAAGAATATACAATTATGGCTGGTGCGATTTTTGATTATTCAGAAGAATATGATGTACCAATTTCTTTGGTTATGGCAGTAATGAAAAGGGAATCTAATTTTAATCCAAAAGCATTGTCTTCGGCTGGAGCAAGAGGATTGATGCAAATTATGTTGCCAACGGCACAAGATATTTCACCAGAAATAGGAAGAAGACATTATAATTTATATTCTATTAAAAATAATATTCAATTTGGAACTTGGTATTTATGGAAGATGTTAGATCGTTTTGATGGTGATGTAGAATTGGCAATAAGAGGTTATAATTGTGGACCAACTTGCGTAGAAAAGGTTACGTCTGGAATTTGGTTAAAATATCCAGAGGAAACAATTTATTATCATGAGGCTGTGATGAGATATAAAAAAGAATTTGAGGAGATGGGACTATGAAATTATCTCAAAGTGTAATAAATGATATTATTGAGAATGTTTGGTTGCACAATTGGAGTTATCAGTCAGTTGTAAATTATTTAGAGAGTTTAGATTTGGTTTTTGAAAGGGGCGATTGTACTCAAAGTATTTTAACAAAAGGGGAAAGGTTTAGAGAATGCCAATCTATTTGTGGAAGTGTCCACAATGTGGACAAGAAAAAGAAAAAATAATGAAGATTAATGATTCTTCTCTTGTTTGTGAAAAATGTAAAGTTAATATGGAAAAGCAAATAGGTCTTTTTGGTTTTAGGTTGAAGGGTGGTTGTTGGGCAAAAGATGGTTACTGTAAGGGAAAATGTAAATGATTGAATGGGTTTTTGGGTTAGGAGTCGGGTGTATTTTGTTGATAATTTTTGCTATTTTTACTTTAAAAAGAATATGTGAATTAATTTCTGTTATTGAGAGGTATGAAAAATTCAATAAAAGGAATGAGGAAATGAAGAGAACTTTTATAGATAGTTTGTCAAATTTGGTTTCAGCCATTTCTGTAAAATGCGAAGAGATGGAAGAAGAACAAAAGGATCAGTATTTCAACAACATGATTTCAAACAAGATGGAGTCTGTTTCAAAGAATGTTGCAAATTTAATGAAATTGTGTTCTTTTAGCATTAAAAAGAATGTTGAAGCTGGTAAACAATTGAATTCATATGATGAATTTTATAATTCTACTATTGAAGATGTTGATGAAATAGTTAATTATATTGATGTTTTGATGAAAAGGGAGATGATATCTTTAGATCCTGATATTCAAAATATTAGAAAGGCAATGGAAATTCTTAGAAATATATTGGGTGATTATGGAAATGAAAACAATAAAAAAGAAAAAAGTAGAATCAAAAAGAAATAAAATGTATTTTGACAATAATACACAAAAAGCAATAGTTAAGTTTCAAAAGTATAAACAAACAAAGAGAAAAAAGGAAATTTTTGTGAAAGAAATAAAACCTGCTTTTGAGAAACTTATAGAAAATATAATTTTTACGTATAAGTTTCATACTATCCGGTTTTATTGAAGAACTTAAAAGTGATTGCATGTCATATTTGTTTGAAAATATATACAAATATGATGTTTCCAAGGGTAGTAAGGCTTTTTCCTATTTTGGTGTAATAACTAAAAATTATTTTATACAAAAGGTTAAATCTTCTAATAAAAAAAATAGGACGGATGTTTGTTTCGATAAAGAATTAATTAAAGATATGGAAGTTGATGGAAATATGATTGAGTATCCTTGTGATTTTATTGCAGAAAAAAAAGAATTTATGAATCTTTTGAAAGAAGAGATAAAGAAGTGGCGCTCTAAATTTATAAAGGAACATGAAAGGTTGGTTTTGGAATCAATTATAATTCTTTTTCATAATCCAGATTTGGTAGATATTCACAATAAAAAGCGGTATTTATTTATATATAAGAGAAATAACGAATTTAAATACCAAGCAAATAGTTAATTCATTAAATAAATTTAAGAAGAAATATAAAATATTTAAAAGAAAATATCTTAACGGGGAGATATAATTATAATATGGAAAAAGATTTAGATGTAATTTTAGATAAAATATGGGTTCAGGCAAGAAAAGATAGGGATTGTGCAATAGAATCTTATGAAGATTTGAGATCTAAAATGGATACTCTTCAGGATTATGCGATTAATGGACAAAATCTTGCTAAATTTTTAGAATTAATGGGCAAAACAACTTCTCAACTAGTTGATTTATATAAGGTGGTAAATAAAAAAGAAGACAATAGGGTAGAAAATATCAATTTTTCTGATGAAGAGTTGGATAAAATATATGAAGAAACCCAAAAACCAGAACAAAAAAAGAAAAAAAGGGGACGACCCAAGAAGAATGAGTCATCTAAGTAGTGTAGATATTTTGGAATTGGTAGATAGATATCAATTTTTGTTAAAAGAATATATCAAATTAACGTCTGAGCTTATTCCTGTAATGGATAAGTTCGGAAAAGTAAGAAAAGAATTGCAATTGATAGTTTTGGAATTAAAAGAAAGAGGCAAAGACATAGAAGATCCGGAAGAATTAAAGAGTTTTTTTGAAGAAAAGTTAAAGGAAGTTAATAATAAATGTCAAGAAGAATAATCACAGAAAGAGAAGTGAATAATCCAGAATTGATTTTGGATAATTTAATAGCAGATTATTTAGAGGGAAATTTAGATCAAAATAAATTTTTATATAGGGCACTTGTAAAGGAAATAGACCATGAGGGTGGTAGATTTTCAGAAAATCCTCCAAATCCTAAAAATTCTATTAAAGGACCAGTAATTGTTGATGGTCTTAGTTCGGGTGGTGATTATATTTTTTGGCCGTTTTTCCCGTTTGATTTAATGCCAATCAAAGAATCGGAACATATATATGTTATTTTTGAGGATGAAATGATGAGGGACGGATTCTGGTTAACCAGAATAACGGAACCAAATAATGTAGATAATCCAAATTTGACTCCTGGGAGCAAAAAATACGAAGAAGAGCCTGCAAATAAATTAAAAAATACTATACCTGATGCAATATCTAAAAAAACCAATGATACTATGTTGCAAGAAGAACAACCAATTGTTTCTCCATCGTTTCTGGTAGATAAATCTATAGAAAAGTATAAAGCAAAAACTGGTGATAGAGTAATAGAAGGTTCTAATAATACTGTTATAGTTTTGGGAAACGAAAATCAGTTTGGTAATATAAAATTGGTATCTGGTGATTCAAATGGTGAAATAGATGTTTCGGATTTAAGTGGACCATCTATTATAATAAAATCAGATGAAATAAGAATAAATTGTTCTAAAGATATGAAAATAACGGTAGAAGGTGATACATTATTAAATGGAGAGCCTTTGATATTGGGAGATAAATTAAAACAATTTTTGGGAACAGTTGGTAGTGTTCAAACTCCTGCTGGTCCAGGATTTATAACTCTGCCAGAAGTTGTTTTTTCTAAAAAATCGAAATAATATGCCTTTGAATGCTGAAGAATTGATTTTAAATATGAAAGGTACGCAAAGTAAGTTTCCAGAGACTTTGGAAGAAGCTGCTTCTAATTGGGCTTTATCGGTATATTCATACGCTACTAAGTCAAATGCTGGTCCTACTTTACCACTTTTTTCTTTTTTTTCTTTAAAAGAATTTTTTTTATCTTCTTTGGCGAAAAATTCATTCGTTTCTGATTTGGGTAACAATTTAAATTTATGGTTAAATTTTTCTACATGGAGTTCTCCCTCTCCTGGATTTGTTGGTTATGCGGTTCCTGGAGAAATTTTGGATTCTAAAAAAATGGAATTAGTTATAATGTCCGGAGAAATAGATAAAATAGATGAGTATTATGCCAGTAAAATACATTTGTGGATAATTTCTAGAAAGATATTGGTTACAAATATTAATACTGGTTCAACATACTTATATAATATTTCATGATTGGGACATAATTAATATAGTATGACGAAATTAGACGATAAAGAAACTAGAAGTGTAAATATAAAATTTCCATTGAAAAAAAGTTCTCGTGGAACATTTCAAAATAACGAAGAGAGTGTTGATGCAATAGCTGATGATTTGAAGATATTGATTCTTACAAATCATGGAGAAAGACTCGTACATAGAGATTTTGGTGCAAATTTGAGGCCATTATTATTTGAACAGCAAGGAGATTTTTTAAATCAAAGAATTGAAGATGCAATTGTTGTAGCTGTTGAAAAATGGATGCCATTTATTACAATTGTTGATTTGGTGGTAAAAGATAGCGAAAGTAATCCAAATTTAAATAAAAATGAAGTAAATATCAGAATAAAATTTTCTGTTGGAAATACAAATTTGACAGGAGAAACAGCAGTATCTATTAGAGGAGTTTCTATATAAATGTCAACAGATTTTATAAAAAAAAGAGATATTTCGTATTATGAAAGAGATTTTGAGGGAGTGAGAAGGAAGTTTGTTCAGCATCTTAAAACATATTTTCCTGATAGTATTGAAGATTTTAATGAAAGTTCTGTTGGTATGTTATTGTCGGAAATGGGTGCTTTTTTTGCTGATAATTTAAATTATTATTTAGATAGAAAATTTGAAGAATCTTTTATTGAAACTGCAAAAGAGAAAAAAAATATATTCAAACACGCAAAACAATTGGGATATAAGGCTTTTGGCAAAGTTCCTGCTATTGGAAAAGTTGATGCTTTTATTGAAGTTCCTTCAAGAACATTAAACGAAAAAATAGAACCAGATATGAGGTATGCACGGAATAATAAAAAGAGGGGCAAAATTAAAAAATAGTGCAGGTATAACCTACGAAACTCTAGAAGATATAGATTTTTCTAGTGTTGATATATCTAATAGTAATTATTGTACAGTATCTAATGCCGATCCTTCTACCAAACAACCAACTGCTTTTGCTTTAAGGGTCAATGGATGCAAAATAAAAGCTGGTGAAACTACAACTACTACTTTTACTGTTGGTTCTTATGAACCTTTTAGGAAATTAACTATAGTAGATGATGACATTATAGAAGTTATTGAAGTAAAAGATAGTAATAATAATCTTTGGTATGAAGTTGATTATTTGGCTCAAGATACTGTTTTTGATGGTGTTAAAAATAGTGGTGCCGATTCAAATGATGTTCCGTATATTTTAAAGCTAAAATCTGTTCCAAGAAGATTTATTACTGAATATGATATAGATTCTGATAGAATGTCTATTATATTTGGGAGTGGTGATGCAGATGCTTTTGATGGGGAGTTAATTCCTAATATTGGAGATTTAGCTTTACCTTTGTATGGAAAAGATACTTTTTGTGATTTTTCTATAGATCCACAAAATTTTTTAAAAACAAGAACTTTGGGTCTTTGTCCATCCAATACAACCCTTACTGTAAAATATAGATTTGGTGGTGGAACAGATAGCAATAGTGGTGCAGAAGAAATAAGTGAAGTTACTCAAAGTATTTTTGAAGTAGCAGATTCTTCTCTTGATTCTTCAATAATCAGGGATGTTGGTAATAGTTTTTCGGTTGTTAATCCAAAACCTGTTGTTGGCGGTAAAGATTCTTTAACCATAGAAGAGATTAGGCAGTTAATTTCTGCAAATTTTGCTACCCAATCTAGAATGGTTACTGCTGAAGATTTTATTGTTAGATCTTTGACTATGCCTACGAGATATGGAAGTGTTTTTAGGTCAAATGTTAATGTAAACCCCTTAAACAGAAATGCTGTAGAATTGGTTGTTTTGGCCAAAGATAATAATGGATATGTAACAGTTGCTTCAAATGATTTAAAAGATAATTTGAAAAAGTATTTAAATAGATTTAGAATGCTTACGCAAGGAATAGAAATTCTTGATGGTAAGATTATTAATATAGAAGTTAGATTTGGAATTTTAACAGATTCTGATATGGTTAAAACAGAAGTATTGTCTAATTGTATTGAAGTTATGAGGGAATATTTTGATGTTGATAAGTGGCAATTAGGACAACCTTTAAATAAAACTATTATTTCAAAAGTTATATCTGATGTTAAAGGGGTGATATCAGTTACTAGATTGGATTTTATTAATAGAATTGGTACTTTTGATGGAAGAAATTATTCTACTGATAATTATAATATTGTAGCAAACACAAGAAATAATATAGTTTATTTGGATGCTAATTCTATTTTTGAAGTTAAATATACTTCTAAAGATATAAAGGGTTTTGCCAAATAAAGGGACAAAGAGATGGGTTGGTATCGTATATATTCTACTAAAGATAATTGGATTTCTAATAAATTAAATGATTATTTAGATAGTTCTACTTATAGAATTACTGGTTCTAATTTTGGTAGAAGTCCTACTGTTAGGGTTTTCAAATTGTCTGGTACTTATCCAAATTCAACTGTAGAATTGGGTAGAGGATTATTTCAATTTGATATAACTGAATTATCTGGTAAAATTTTTAACGATAAAACAATTCCTTCTAGTTCAGTTACTTATAAGCTTAAATTGTTTGATTATAAGCATGGTGGTGAAGTTCCATCTTCATATGATGTGAATGTTTTTCCTGTTACTAGAAGTTGGGATGAAGGTAATGGAATTGATGATGATTCATATAAAGATTGGGGTTGGAGTAATTGGTTGAGTTCTTCTAGTACTCAGACTTGGACATCTCCAGGAAGTGATTTTCTTACTGCTGGATTCGGTTCTGGTTCTATGCATTTTGATTGTGGTGATGAAGATTTTGAAGCAGATATTACTATTTTGGTTGGAAATTGGCTTACTTCTTCAGTAGGAGAAACAACTGGATTAAACAATAATGGTATTGTTGTTACATTAAGTAAATCTCAGGAAGATAATAATACGGAATATAAAACAAAAATTTTTCATGGCAGAGAAACTAAATATGTAGAAAAGGTTCCATATATTGAAGCAAATTGGGATTCTGATGTAATAAAAGATCATAGAAATAATTTTGCTTATTATGAAGATAGTAATTTATTTTTTTATAACGTTATAAGGGGAGAATTGACTGATGTTACTCAGCCCGTCAAAGTTAGATTGCAAGATAATTTAATTCAAGATTCTTGTTCTTATAATGCATCTTTTACCGCAAGTAGATATGATACTGGAATATTTTCTATGTCTTTTAATATAGAAAATACGTGTTCTTTTTCTAGTTCTTGGTACGATATTTGGTTTTCAGACGATAGAACATTTTTTACTGGTACATTTACTCCTTTGGTCTTAACTGGTTCTGAAGTTGATGAATATGATGATTATATTGCGAGTATAATTAATTTTAGAAAAACATATAGACAAAGTGAAGAAGTTAGAATGAAAGTTAAATTTGCAAAAAGAAATTATACCAATCATGTATTACATACTTCTTCTTTGGATTTTGGTACTAAATATATAGATAAAGCGTATTATAGAATTTATAATAATGAAAATAATGAATTGTTTGTTCCATTTTCTACTGGTTCTATTAAATATACTAAAATGAGTTATAATAAGGATGGTAATTATTTTACATTATTTATGGAAAATTTTGTACCAGGTTTTCAATATAGAATTGAATTTTTATTGGATGTTAATGATAATGAAATTATAATAGATGATGATTTTTTGTTTAGAGTGATTTAAAATGGCTGATGATAAAAATAATTTTCGTTTATTTTTTGAAGAAAATTTGAAAAAAGATGGATTTCAAACTTCTACTGATACTTTGTGTTATGATGATCTTGCGGATTTTTCTCATGAAAGAGAAAAAATAAGTAGAGAATTAGAAAAAAGATTAAAAATAGAACCAAAAGTAGATTATGGTAATTTTTCAAATCATGTATTTTTTCATTCTGCCTTAGATAAATTTAATAAAATAAAAAGTAAAATTTTAGATGAATATCCATACAATGGAACAATAATAGATAAAGAAAATTTCGAACTTTCTGGAACTGATTATCAAAAATATATTTTGAAAAAGTGGCCAAGAAATGTATCATATGTTGAATTTGATGGTTCGACTAATTTTATTACAGCTTCTGATTATGATAATATATTAAGACCAGGTTCTTCTTCTTTATATGTTTCTGTTTGGGCACATGCCGAGATGCCTTCTGATGAGGCCAAAAAGAATCAGTTCTTCAGAAAGTCCAACTAGAGAACATGGATATAGAATGTATTTTTCCCGTTCTGTTGATCCTCATATTGTTTTTGATTTACATTCTGGTTCTACTGTTGTTTCTGTTAGTGCTGCATTTTTGGTTCAAAAAAATAAGTGGACTAATATAGGCGTTATTTATGATAAACCGGACAATTTGTTATATATGTATTTGAGTGGTAATTTGATAGCTAGCTCTTCTTGTGAATTGAATTCAATAGAATTTAGTCCAAGAGTTATATATATAGGTTCTGGTACTTTGGGTGATGCTGATGAAAATAATCAATTATATACTGGTTCTCTAAATGAAATAAGAATTTTTCATACAGCTTCTAAAAAATATCATAAAAGAAATTATTGTCAACCAGTGAATTCTGAAGATTTTGTTAAATTATATTATACTTTTAATGAGGGTATTGTTGGAACTGCTTCAATTGATACTACAGTTGTAGATTATTCCAAAAATTCAATTCATGGTTTGATTCAAAATTATAATAATACTGTTCGCGTTTCTGGAAATGTAATGCCATATGATCCAGGAAATGTTATTTTATATAGTTTTCATTCTGCAGTAATATCTTTTACTTCTAGTTATGTAAATTCTGGTTCTGATTATGACAAAAAGAATAAATCATTTATAGAACGTTTAGTTGCTCCCGATGTTGTTTATCAGGATGAACAAGAAGAAGGATTGTTGAAAACATTTTTATATGGTATGGCTAGTTTTTTTGATGAATTGAAGTTGTATGTTGATCAATTTGACAATTTAAGAATAACTAATTATGATGGCTATAATGAAACTCCAGATCAAATTTTACCATATTTAAAAAGATATTTTGGTTGGAAAATTACTAATAATTTTGGAGATTCCAATCCTTTAGAATTTATTTTGGGTGAAAATATTATTGATAGTGGTAGTCTTTCTACTAATTTTACTGAAATTAGAAATCAATTTTGGAGAAGAATTTTAAATAATATTTCTTATATTTATAAATCAAAAGGCAAGAGATATGCTATTGATTCTTTTATGAATTCGATAGGAATTAATCCAAATTTGTACAAAATTAAAGAATATGGTTATTTAAATTCTACTTCTATTCAAAATCAACGAGTAAGAAGAGAGAAAGATGTTCCGGTTTTAGGATTTGGTACGGGAAGTATAAGTTCTAGTTATGTTGCAATACCAGATGTTTTTGATTCTTCTAAGACTGAATATACAATTGAATCACTAGTTCAATTGCCATATGCTAGTGCTAGCTATAGTGGTTCAGTTTTGATAAATAGTGGTGCAATTTGGCAACTTGTTGATAAACAACAACTAACCGGTTCTGTTGCTTTGTTGTGGACAACTGAAACTACCGGAAGTATTTCTGGAAGTTTATTGTTAACTGGTAGTGATGGTCAATCTTTATCTAGTAAAACTTTGAGTATTTTTGATGGAGATTTTGTTCATATAGCTGCGGGCTTAAATTCTACTTCAAAGCCGTTTATAGAAGTTAGAACTATTGACAATGACGAAGTTGATTTTAGTGCTTCTTTTGTTGGTCCAATTGCCTTTAGTGGTGTTTTTAGTGGTTCTAATTATGATTTGGTTATAGGAGCCAATTCTGGTTCAACATATCATTCTCACAACACTCATTGTTATATTGGTGAAGTTAGGGCTTGGAATGTAAAATTGTCTTCTTCGGAATTGGAAGATCATGCTTTGCACTTTGAAAGTATTGGTTTAAAAGATCCATTATCTACAAATCAATTAATTGGTCACTGGCCATTAAATGAAAATACTAGTTCAGATACAAATGGAAATATTTATGTATTAGATGATTATTCTAGAAATAATTTATGGGGTATAGGATCTGGATTTGAAGTTAGCAAAAATCCCTATAAAAGACATTTGTTGGAATATAATTTTTTGAGTCCATCTTATGATACTGGTTGGGGAGAAAATAAAGTAAGGGTGAGAAACTTAACTCATTTAAAAAGGGGAGATGTTTCCAGAGATAGTAATAGAGTTGCTTTAGAATTTAATTTGGTTGATTCTTTGAATGAAGATATGTCTAAATTATTTTCTTCTTTTGAAATTTTAGATAAAGCTATAGGAAATCCAGTAAATAAATATAGAGATGAATATGCTAATTTAGAGCGTTATAGAAAAGATTATTTTGAAAGACTTGGTGATAGTATCAATTTCATTTCTTTTTTTGATGCCTTTAAATGGTTTGATAGAAAACTTGGTGAAGCAATAAAGCAATTGTTGCCAGCCAATTCTGTTTTTGTTGGTGGTGAACAAGTAGTTGAATCTCATATGTTTGAAAGACCAAGATATAAATATAGATATAATATATTTAAGACTCCAAAAGATATTAATGAGGGAGAAATTAGTGGCACTTTTGCAATAATGAGTGGAGATGATATTAAAAGTATTGAAATTGGTGAAGCAAAAAGTACTTTTGCATCTAAAAAACAAGAAGAGAATACTACCTATAGTTCTTTGGTTGGAAATGTTAATAAGGTTTCTTCCAGAAATATAACCCACAATGTTAATGGCGATATAGATAAAATTTTTTATAATTTCAAATGTTATTTTGGTGATGGAGAAGAAATAGTAGATAAAATACCTTATACAGATTATAATTTTGAAAAAATTAATATTACTTTAACAGGAAATTCTGTAATAAATGATATTGCTATTGATTCTAGTAATAGAATTTATTCTGTTGGAAGAAAAGGTAATAATTGGGTAGTTTATAGATCTCATATTAGTCAAAGTGATTCTTGGGAAGAAATAGAAAGTTATTCAAGTATTCCATCAACAAGTAATGAGGCAAAGGGAATTAGTATTGATTCTAATGATAATTTATATGTTTGTGGTTATGGTGGAGCAAGTTTCAAAGAAGATGTGTTTTTTAGTGGAACAACTATTAATGATTTAGCCTTTGATTCGTCTGGCGCTATTTATGCAGTTGGAAGTTTTAATTCTTCAAGTGGTGGTACTGATAGGAGTGAGTGGTGGGTAGTAAAGTCTCATATTACTGAAAGTGATTCTTGGGAGGAGGTTGATAGATTTAATAATTATACTTCTTATAGTGATGAAGCTAATGCAATAGCTATTGATAATGATGATATAATTTATGTAGCCGGTTTTGCCTCAAGTGGTTCTGTTGGTAATACGTCTTGGTGTGTTAGAAGTTCTTCTGATTATGGTGCAAATTGGGGTTTGTCAGATTTGCATAATGCAGTTCATGGTGGTTATGATAGAGCTACTGGAATTGCTTGTGATTCTACTGGAAAAGTTTTTGCCGTTGGTTATGTTAGTGAAAGTTCTCCTCAAGATATTTTTAGAATGTGGATTGTTAGAAGTTCTTCAGATCGTGGTGACAATTGGGGAAAATGTGATTCTTATAGCGGTCCTGATGTTTGGGAAGATGCTCCTTTTGATATTGCAATTGATTCTAGTGATGTAATATATGTTGCTGGATATGAAGGTTATGGCGGAAGGAATCCTTTAGTTAGGCGCTCTACTGATGGTGGTAATAGTTGGAATAATGTTTTTAGCGAAACTGGTGGAGGTGGTTGGAGAAATTTGATTCAATCAATAGATACTAATTCTTCAGACGAGGTTTATTTTGGTGCCACAAGACAATCTAAATGGGAAATTTATAGCTCTTCTGATGGAACTAGTGGTTCTTTTACTTTAAGTGAAAGATATGATTGTGGTGATCTTGAAAATGCTACTGGAATTTTTTGTAGTGCTAGTGATTTATATGTTTTAGGAGATTTAACTGCATCTTCTAAAGATAGCAAGTGGTTTGTTAGAAAATATGATTCATCAAAACATACGTGGGGAATGATTGATTATTTTAATTCAGTAGTTGGTGCAAAAAAAATTAGATTAGATGTAAGTGGTGGTTTTTATGTTTGTGGTTCAACAGGAAGTGTTGGCATAATTAAAAAATATAATTTAGGATCTGGACAAACAATAGGCAAATCTGCTGTTGTTGGTAAATATAGTGGTGCAAATTGGACATATGATGTTTATAATATGTTTAGCAGTGGTAATGATGTATTTAATGATGTTGAAGTAGATTCTTCAGATTTGGCATATGCTGTTGGATATATAAGTTCTTCTACAAATTCCAATCAAAATTGGGTGGTTTTTAGTTGTTCTACGAGTCAAGATTCTCATACTTGGAAAATAGTTGATGAATATTCTAGTGGTGGAACAGAAGAGGCAAAAGCAATAAATATAAAAGGTGGCGATTTAATTGAAGTGGTTGGTCATGAAACTGTAGCCGATTTCGGTACTAATTTATTGATTAGGAGTTCTTCTGATGGTGCAATTTGGGCAACAACTGATGCTTCTTGTAGTTATGCTGTTACTGGTGCCTTAGATTCTTTTAGTGATATAGATACTGATTCTGCTGGTTATTCTTATGTTGTTGGGTATTATAGTGGTTCAAATGGTTCTACAGATTGGTTAATAAGAAAAACTACTACACATTTATCTGATTCTTGGACTAATTTTAGAAGTTTTGATTATGAAGATTTATCAATAGAAGATAAACCGAGGGGAATTTTTATAAATAGTGGTTCAAATAATTATATGGTTGTTGTTGGTTCCATAAGTTCTTCTGTTGGTGAATTTGGGTATATAGAACGTTCTATGGATAGTGGTTCTAATTGGGAAGTGGTTGATTTATTTGGAGATAATTTGTCTGCTTCTATTGCTTATGCAACTACAATAGATACTGAAGGCAATATTTATGTAGTTGGAAGTTCAGGAAGTAGCGGTTCTATAGCTGTTTATAAAGTATTGCAAAATCCTGGATTTTATAGAACTCAATATGGTGGCGATACACAATATGATTCTTTTAACGCTAATACTTCTTTGAATTTTAAGAATGAGTGGGCCAAAAGACAATTAAGAGATTGGGAATTGAAAAAATATCCTAATGCCCAACATTCTGGTGTTTTTATGAATAGTAAGTTTGGAGATTCATTTATTATCAAATCTCTTGATACTTCAAAGGATTCTATTCATTTTAATGGTGGACACAAAAGAAATGTAAAATGGACGATTAGGGGTCTTAGTGGAAGTTATGATGTAAATAGTGGTTCATTAATAATACTTACTGGAGCAAATGGTATAGATTTGAGTCAAAGTTTATTTCATACAGATTTACATATGGATGTTGGTAATATTGATTATCAAAGAATAGTTGAAAAAGCAACTGGTGTTAGTTTGTCTACCCCAATATTTGCATATGATCCAAAATTAACATTATATGTTTCTGGCGTTAATACTAATTTTGATAAATCAAAAGTAAAATTATTTTTTAAAGACGAAAATTCAGATGGTTGGTCTGATCAAGAAGATATTACTACTAAATTTGGAAATTGGATGAGTGAGAGTAGTCCAAGAACCGGAAAATTAACTGGTTGGATAAAATACGAATATAATTTCGTTTCTGGAAGTGAAATTTCTATGCCAAAATTTGCCTTAAATAAAGAAAAGGTTATTTTTACTTTATCTGCTACACAGGCATCTGAAATTTATGCATTTAAAGATATAAAGTTGGAATTTAATGTTCCATTGGCAAATGTTGGTTTGGAATATTATCGTGATTTACATAATCAGAATATTGAAGAAAAGTGGATAAATCGTGATGTTATAAAGAAAATAGAGGATTGATATGCGTAGTTTTAGAGATATAAGTTATTATAATTGGAAAGATATTTTAGAAATTTCTCCACCACCAAATTCTATTAATCCTGCATTTGCTTCTTTTAATTGTATTTGTCAAGATATTGATAGTGGTAAAATTTATGTTGCTGGAGCAATTAGATATGAATCTGATTGGGGAAGTATTCGTAAAAGTTGTAATGGTGGAAATACTTGGGAAGAAATTGATTTGTTGAAAGCTAGTAGTAATGTGGTTGCATCGTCATATAAATGTGTAGCATGTGATTCTACTGGTAATATTTATGTTGGTGGTCAGGAATCCAACTTGAGTGTTTTGAGAAAATCTACTAATGGTTCTAGTGGTTCATTTCAAACAATAGATTCTAGTGTTAATAATGCAATAATTAACGGAATAGTAATTGATTCAAATGATAATATTTATACTTGTGGATATGAAAATATAGAACCAGAAAGTGTTCGCGTTTTTTTTGTAAGAAAATCTACTGATGGTTCTAGCGGTTCATTTTCTACTATTGATAGTGTTGACAGGGTTTCCAATTCAGAAAATACAGAAGGGTATTCTATTGTTGTAGATTCAAATGATGTTGTTTATGTTTGTGGATATGAAACTGTTACTGGTGAGGGTAAAAATTGGATTGTAAGAAAATCTACTGATGGTTCTAGTGGTTCATTTTCAT